AGACGGTACTCTAATCATGCAATGGTTCTCCTTCTCTTACGACGGTCACCCCGTAAAATTCTAGCCTTTTCGTAGCAATCTCTGCATCCTTGTGTGCATGGACCGAATAGAGGTACTGCACGCCTGCTCGCCCTATTAAGGCAGCACAATGTCTACAAGGAGAATGCGTCAAGAACATATGCGAACCGCTGGCTGCATAGTTCAGCTTTTTGAGGGCGTTATCCTCAGCGTGTGTCACCCAATCATAGGTGCGACCGGTATGCGGATTCTCACACACATTAGGCGAACCTGGCGCGGTGCCATTCACACCCTCTGCAATGATTGTGTAGTCCCTTACGATCAATGCGCCTACCTTTAACGCGGTCGCTTTGCTCACTTCGGCGACACCTTCGACCATCAACAGGTAATTGTCAATCATGGAATCATTATCCTGTAATGGTTTAATAGGTCTGACATTGCTCTGCAGGCCCTTGGCACGCCAGCTCATCCACTCTGCCCTGTCATCCGCTAGACAGTTGAGTTCGTAATCTCGCATGGCCATAATCACCTCCTCGCGACTCACTCCTGACTGAAAAATCAGAGTCTCCAACAATTCGCCGTATTTGCGATTGTAGCTGTCGAGCTCTTCCTCTGACATAGGGTACCTTCCACTAAGGCATAATGGACTCGACATGTTTTCGAGACAAAACAAGTCCAAACGGTGGTGGAAGCTTTTAATGAGGGAGTTCGCCACGGCCATTACACGCGTCTCCTGACGAATTTGCGCCTTACCGTCATAATGACGTGCCGCCTATACCTACGCTTCAGATCCTTCAGTTTGATCGGTATTCTTACGATCCAAATGCCGACTTTAGTCGGTAGGGCTAATACAACATATGTCAAAATGGCGCTCCTTTCACTATTTCAGTTTCGATCGTTGAATCAAACACTTCGCCTTCAATTGCATCGTCCAGCCTGTTGAGTCTTCCTGTAGCCGGATCGAAAATAGCATAGCCGGCATCGCCGGTCCTACCTGTAAATCTGCACTTAAGGACGCGCATTTTAACTATCATGCGTTCGCGCGCATCGTCTGCCACTGTATTCCTACCGAACGCAACTATATCAAAGCATATCTGTTTTATACTACCACTACCTCGTATGTCGTCTAATCCGAACATACGACCTTCTTCGAAACTTTTCACAGCGTTACTGGTCTTGCGTAAGTGTGATACAAGCCCAACCCATACCGGATACTTCTTGACAAACTTGAGTAACGTACTCATGACACGATCTGTTACTGTATTCTCCTCTCCAGCGCCCGCTCCCTCTGCTATCAACAGAGTTATATGGTCAAATATTATATATTTGCATCCACTCAGAGCCATAAATTCTAGTGAATCGTAGATCGACTCTTCAGTTATTTCGCCACCGAACAGCATTATACGGTCAGATCCGAACACATCATCGAACCCCTTCTTCAGCTCTTCATCACTCAGTTCCGTATCAGGGCTGTTTTTGCGCAAATGCGTCTTAATTAGCGACCTACCTGTATTCTCTGGTGACTCTTCCAAGAAGATCACACCAATATTACTACCTGTTGTAGCCAGTAGATGCATAACTATCTCGCGCATTATTGTACTTTTACCAGCACCAGTCCCGCTAACTATTAGGGTTATCTCTCCAGTACGCATGCCTATTAGCTTATGATTGAGACTAGCCAAGCAATCAGGATACGGAGTAGATACTACGTTAGCCGCTGCCTGCATATTACTCCACAAGGCATCCTTGGCTACAATGCTTGGTGGGAATATGCGTTCGGAGTCTAGTATGAAGCGTTGCAATTCCTTGAACCCGTGTTTTAGTAATACTTCATTAGCGTCCTTGCACGGTAGCTTACATACTAGCACCTTGTCCCATCCAATTATACGGGCAGCCTTTTCTACTGCCTCCCTACCTGGTTCGTCCATGTCAAAACAGAGAATGACGCTATCGAACGAGCGTAACCATGGACGCTCCTGTATTAATTGTTTCGTAGCTGTAGATGCACTAAGACCGACTACCGGATAGACACGCTGATATAGATTGTACCACATCTGGGCTACACTTAACGCATCTATCTCGCCCTCTGTTATAACCACCCGTTTACCAGAACCTGTAAACAGATGTCTACCGAACAACCCTCCGCTACCTCCGACCCAATCGAAGTCTTTAGTAGAAACCTCCCGATGCTTGTACCTAATAGGCGCATTCGTATCATTGCTGTATGGATAATAGTGGTCAGTTATTATCCCATTCGAGACCTTACATCGTACGCCATAGAACTGATTCACCTCTAAGGAAATACCTCTATTCACAAATGCCCTAATGGGCAGATCTGCGATATTGTTAGCAGCACCAGGAAGGCTAGTGCGTCTTGCTAGCTTACGTGTAAATCTTTCATCATCTTGAGGTGTGGGAGCCTTTAGCATCCTGTTATTGAGGCGCATAAAGTGCGTACCGCAAGAAAAACAATGAGCATGACCATCCCCATAGACTTGCATAGCGTCTGAGGAATTACATGTTGGCGAGGCACACGGTTGATTCGCCAACACAATCATGCTTGGTCTATCGTTCATCATATCACGCTGTCATTCGGAGTGTCACCCGCTAGCACGGCGGCGAGTCGAGATCTGTGTCTAACAGATATGGGTTCTGAACAGCGCCAGGATACCTTCTCTATCAAGGTATTGTAGAATAGGCGATTATATGGCGCCTCAGCTATCGTCAGTGACCAAGATTCTGCAAACGATAGAGTCCCCTTGGTCATATATTGTTCGAGTACTATCGGAAGAAACTCGTATATGCCTCGGTTAGAAATCTCCTTGTTAAGCGCATCGCAGGATCCTGTATAGCTGCACCAATCGCTCTCCTTACCCTTGTTCAACCGACCAGTGCCCACCATCTGTTTCTTACCTATATACATTTTACCGGTACGCAGGTCTTTTATTATGTAGACAAAACCTAAATACTTACTAGGATCTAGCTGTTCAGAGAACATCCAGTGACCGTTTGAAAACAGTGGTCTAACGCGTTTCATTGTGATGGATCTAATCATAATTCAGATACAGCGCCATGAACACGTTCCAGGGTGATGCGATAGATCTCCGCGGATCCGCGTCTCGATGGTACACGATTATATACATTGGAATTTCACCGTCAGTGTCCCTGAAGTCACAAACCTTGTCTACCGTAACGGTGTGTTGGTCGTCCCCATCGAACTCGAATTCATCCGATATCCAATGGGAACCGACCAATTGAGGGTAAGCGCTCAAAGCTCGCTAAACCAACGACAACTTCAACTGCTCACCCGGTTTGACCCGTAGTGCGACTATTGTGGATCTATTGCAATCGAGCATACCTGCCAGTTTAGTCTTAGCGGCCTGGGGACCGTTACTAGAAACATAGTAACGCTTACCGTTCGCATAACATTCAAACAGGTCTTCTGGCACTTTCTTATTACCCATTTCGGGTGTCTTGTCAAGCGATTCATCCATTCCGAGCTCCATCTGCGGTCAGTAAGAAGGAGCGGGCCAGCCCTCTAGAGAAAAGAAATCCTCGGGGGTCCGCAATAAGTGCAACATATTACCAGTAAGCTCGAGTTCCGAACGCCAGCCTTGCTTAAAGCAGGTTGCGTATGCATTTACTACTTCTTGTCGAAACTCCTCTTCTTCGAAGCACCACGCCAATTTGGCTTCGGCGCTCTTAGGCCCTATTTTCGGAACCCCCTTGACGTTGTCTACAGGATCTCCGATCAAAAGCTGACGGTAAAAGAACGACCTCGCTTCGTATGCGTTCACTGTTATCCTCTGCGAGAGCGCTACATTATTTTTCAATCGCAGGTGATCCCCAGGTATCATCAGAAGGTCCTTATCCACTGAACACACTATCGGCTTATGGTTTTCCTTCATAAGCTCCGTATGCTTGATCCTGATAATATCATCAGTCTCGAGAACCCCGGACCCAACAGCTGCGGTCATATCGACGAGGCGCTCCCGTAACTCCGGAACCAACACATTCGAATATTGTGAGGGCGCTTGTCTGTGCGCTTTATAATTAGGGTAGATGTTTGTTCTGAACTTCGGTCCAGGTGATTGAACAGCGATGAACGTCTCATCTGCAAAAGTTAGCTCGCTAACCACATTGCACATGTCGAAGAATCTGTCCAACGCCTTACCTATGTATCGATCAATTGCGCTCCGACTCATTGACCCTGTATCTACTATTTGCTCTATCTCGTCATCGGATAGACGATTATACCCGAAAGCGAGATACGCCAGGACATCACCGTCTATCAACAGGACTGTTTTCCGTTCGGAGGCGCCGCAGCTATCCTCGGCAGGTTCGCTCATTTGCTGATCCTTTCATTGTGTTTAGTTGCAGTCCGTTTGGCCTTAGCGACCGACTTGAAGACCAATTCGCCGTTCGAATCGGTCAGTATGTAGCTCCCGCCCTTCGATATAAACTCCAGAATACACGAGTTGTTAAGAGTTTCCACCACGAGATATTTACCATGCGCTGACCTTCCTGTCAGTATGTTATTGACATTCGTGGACCGTACGATTTCATTCATCACATTCTCCATTTCCTAGATACCGTCCCTTTTGGACCCGTATAGCGCGCGTCCAGAGCGTCCGTTGCGAATCGCTTTGCATATCTACCTTTGTTTCTAATCCGAGGTATTTCCCCTATTGCCTCTTCTATGCTCCAGCCCGCCCGCAATCTACTCAATACAATTGTAGGGGAGATACTAAACTTGGCCGCCAGCTCCCTGACTTCGAACAATTCGCCATCGTAGATTATAAACTTGGCCTTGAATACATTACCGCCCACTAGCAGCCTCCTTTCAGGTGGATCTTCAAAAGCCAAAGATTGCGCTACCGACCAGCCTGCACGAAGTCGCCCGCGAAGTGTAGACGGGAGTATATTGCGCATTTTAGCCCAATCAACCAAGCTGTGCGTCTTCCCGTCATATTCGATGAAACGAGTAGAGACGAACTTACGACCTCGGACAATACACCCACAGGATTTAGTAGAGCCGGATACAAGTGAAGACAACCTGACTACAGCTTTATTACCGCAATCGCATATGCATCGCCACATTGTAGGTAGCCCAATCCTGTGTATGCACACTACCGGCCTAAGCTTGCCAAATCGTAGTCCGGTAATGTCTCTTAGGGCTGCGGGTTTTCCTCGCCTCAACGTGTATCGGGTCCTGCAAACTCCCCGTGCAGTTTGCTTGCTTCCGCCTGAAATGCGATGTGCGCTTGTTCGGCCGAATCGTATTCACCTAAGAAGTGGGCAACGCTGTCCTTGGTTATTTTGACTCGGAATTTGCCGTCTGTATAGTAAACTCCACGATAACCGGTTTTGTTGTTAGCGTACATCTTGCTGGCGGAGCTTATCTGACTTCTGTCCGCCAATCTGAGGTTGCTAATATGGGTATTATGCGGATTCCCGTCTTTCGCATTTATGTAAAACCCAGACGGGATCGTCCCATTAAAGTACAGCCAGACGAGTTGATGCAGGTTAAACCAACGCCCGCTAGCGACCCTGACTAGTACATACCTGGACTTTCTATTCGCCGGTAATCTGCCGAAGCGTATATCAATGAGACTTCCCGTAACCTCGTCGTAAGAAAAGTTCCTCCTAAGCCACGCCTGCGAAACTGTATTGATACTTTCCATACTATCTCCCGTTTGGTGATCAGTTCGAGGTTTGCCGTATAAACGGCAAACCCCAGTTGTGGCCTAAATTCAGTCGCGAGGCTCGTCGCGGGCGGGCAAGGCTACCCTGCTTAGAGCAGTGTCGATGCGAATCAATGTCAGCCTGATGTTTTCCAAGATACCTGCCATCTCCGCGAACAGCGGCGGATAATCTTTGATGGGTACCGACTTCGCCGTAGCAACCACCGATCTCTCGTGGTACAAAACCGGTTCCAGTTTTGCCAATGCAAAGTTCGCG